TGGGTGGACTGGGAGGGTACCGGGGGGATAACCAAAAGTGTAAACTGTGAGATATACACTCAGAACTTTATGTCAAATTCTTAAAGGTAACCTCAGGTAGTCCTCAGGTCATTACACAGACCCGTAGGTAGACCCAGTGAATCACCTAAGGTTAACTTTAAGTATTGACTATAGAGGGATGGAGTGGTGTATGCTGATAAGCATCACTACGGAATCCCTAGCGCGTCAGGAAGACCCTAATCGCTACAAGTGAGTAGAGAGCACACGAGAGTCTCCAATCCACCGAGTTGTTGCTGAGTAACCAGTGAAGCCCCAAGGGCACCAGCAAGTACCAGCAGAAATCGCCAAGTAGTCCTATGGCGCAGTAAGTTAAACAGTAAGCGCATAGGTCCTCCTTATGTTGGCTCTTAGTGTCTTATAGTTAGAGGGTGATATTATCATCACTACCCTCTCTCTCATAGAGGAGACTTAAAGTGCATATCTATATGAATGAAACTTTAAGTAGTCTTATAGTATGTAACCTTGGGTCTCTCCCTATAGTGCTACCTAATTCCAAGTGTCTGTTATGCCTAGAGTTTTCCAAAAGTGGCCTTCCGTGGCCTAATGAATCCTTATGCACATTTACTGCATAGATTACCAAGCGATGAACATAGAGTCATCCCCATCGTCTTCCCACCGGATGTCCACACCGTTGCTGCTGGTGGCCCGGAACTGGGAGATGTTACTCAGAGGCTTCTCCATGTGGTGCTCCAAGAACTCCTGAAGTACCTCAGCCTCTATCTTCACAGCGTCCTGCTGCATCGTAGAGCGTAGGAACTCGACACCCAATGCTAACGCATCAAGGCGGTCGTCGTGTGCCACAGCGCCCTTCTCACGACTCATACGGGTCATCTGGTAGAACAGGCTGTACTTCAGAGCGTGCTTACCGTCTGCATCACGTGCCGTCTGGTAGTCCTGTCGGATAACCTCGTCACGGATGACCAAGCGGTGACTTGCCAGTACAGGCTCAAGAGTATCGCAGATGCGGACCTCTTTCATACCACGAGCACGAATCTCTTCGAGTTGCGCTGGGTGATGCTTCAGGAGCACAGGCTGGAACACGTTACCGAACATACCGTCACCGAAGTTACTCTCGAAGACCACAGTCTGTACCTGCCACTGTTTGGCTTTCTTAGCGAGGAACTCAAGGGACTTCTCTTCGTAACCACGAGTACCACCAGCGTCCATCAGGTAGATGTAACCGTTGAGGGTGTACAGCACGCACCAGCCAGTCTCATCCTTACCGCGACCACTAGGGTCAATGACCAGAATCTTACCCTGATACGCACCAGTGTTACTGGAGGCTGTATGGAAGGAGTAAATCTCATCACCCTTCATGCCCACGTTAGGAAGCTCCTCATTGCGGTTCTGACGGTTCGGTAGCCACTGGTAGTGCATTGGGGCCTTGTCCGCCTGTAGACCGCACACGATGGCGTCACGGAGGCGTAGAGGGTACTTCTCGGCGTCACTGAGGTTCGGGTTGAGCATGAACTGAAGCGTATAGCCAGCCTTGCCGTATTCCACCTCACGCTCCTGAAGGTCCATAGAGTCGAATCGAACCGGGTCGGTAGGTTGGCTACTGAGGCCCTCTTTGTCCTCATCGTACTCACTGCGGAGCATCGGGGCCAGTCGGTCACCATAGTACAAGTCTTCCTCTTTGGAGCGAGGATACTGCGCAGGCCAGATGATGGTGGAGTACCCGCGGTTGTCCTCAAGTTCCTTGTAGAGCGTCATCTCGGTCTGAGGGGTGCCCAGATAGATAACACGGCTAGTCGGCAGCGGTTTTAACAGTGCAGCGAACTCCTGAACCAACGTCCAGAGTTTCTCACGAGCACCCTGTGTTGCAGAGTTACCGGGAATCTCAACGTCATCCGCAATGATGATATCAGCACGGCTACCAGTAAGCTGACCCGTAATACCCACAGACTTAACTGACGGGCTGTGGTCTGGCTTGGCAGGGCCTACATCAAAGCTAATCACGGAGTCACGCTGACCGGGGCGAGGCTTAAGCTCACTCAGGAAAGGCAACAAGTCGATGATGTTCTTGATGAAGATGGAGTTAGCGTCCGCACGTTCCTTTGAGGCTGAGACAATCAGTATCTTTAACTGAGGGTCACGCCACAGGGTCCACACTACGAACGCACACGTGATGAACGACTTCCCGATACCACGGAAAGCCTGAAGGATAAACTTCTTGTTCTTTGGGTTAGCCAGACACTTGGCCATGTCGATTTGACACTTGGTTGGTTCCGGTAGGTTCAGGGCCTTCCAGAGCACAAAGAGAAAGGCAACAAAGTCACCCTTCAGTTGCGCAATGATTAAGGCGTTCTTGGCTTGCTGAGAGTTACTCAATGTTCACCTCCCTTCCCTTGAAGTTTGCGAATTGTGTCCTGTAGGGCCTTCTCTTTAAGGTCGGCCTTCTGGGTTATTGTGATAAGACTTCGAGCAGTTGCTTCGTGTAGTTCGACGGAACCATCAACGAGGCATCGACCGTCTGGTCCTGCGGGGACACTGGTAGGTTTGACTCTGACGCGCAGCCGCTTATTGTCGCTACGCAAATCAGTAATAATCCTATCAGTGCTGCCCTCCAGCCCTTCAAGGTCTGCTTGGTACTTAGCCGATACTGCGTCAATCGCTTTCTGAGTTTCAGCTCTAGCCGTTTGCTTCTTAACGTACTCATTCTGTACTTCCTCCTTCCATTTAGCGTCCGTAGATTGCGAACCCAAGTGCCACCCGAAGGCAAACACCATGATAGCCACAAGATACGGGACGATTCTCTTTGTGAACTCCAACATAATGCCTCCCGTTGTTTCTCAGATTTCACGTAGGAACGCCTAGCGTAGTGCAATGACACCCATAAAGGCACTACATGTAGTAGTACCTTGAGTATATCACTGTAGGGTGAACTTATCGTCATCTGTCAGACCATCAGCACCCACCTTGGAGTTATAAGCCTCCAGACCCTCAGCCAGCCCGCCCAAGATGTTATGGTCCGGTGTCAGCTTCGAGATTTGGAACTTGTGGCGCTCCAGTAGTTTACCAATGGCGTTGTACAGCTGTGGAGTCCGGCGCTCATCGTCCTGAAGGTCTTTGAGCATACGCTGTGCCATCTCAGTGTCCAGCATTTCGAGGAACTGAATGAGAGTCTTATCGGTCATTTAGGTCTCCTTATTTGCTTTCTTCCAGTCAATTATTTTATCGACTACCTTGGCACCAATCTGAACCACTGTGTAGACGATTGCCGCAACGTAGAACCACTCGTTGAGTGAGAGGCCCCAAAAGAGCCTCGCTACGCCATCAGCCCCAGCGACCCCGGCAATTGGGGCCGCCTTTATAACTTCATTATTGAAGTCGAGGGACAACATGTTACCTCCTTATTTATTTGTTTAGCAGAAGCTCCTCAAGACGGCGAATCCTGCGGTCCAGTACAGCGTTCTCAATGGCGGCGCATTGGTCATAACGAAGACTGTAGCGGTTACCTGCTGGACCGAAAGAGTTAGCTTTCCACTCATCGAACCCAACCACTCCATATTTAGTCCAATCGAGTCCTGCCTGAGTGAGAGCCTCAATCACGTGCTGCGCGATGTACCCAACGTGCTTACGGGCATCCGGCCCCTTCAGCTCCACCGCAGACTTCATCCGGTACACTTTGACCTTCACGTACCTCTCCCAAGCATCAAGAAGCTCTTCGGGGATATCCCCATCGAGAATCTTAAAGCGCTCATCTGACGTCTGTAACGTACCGTTAGCTGACCATACAGCAGCCCACCTATTCTGGGCAGTACCAAGTGTGTGCGTACCGTCCTGCGTAGAGAACGTGTGACCGTTGATTGAGAGGTTACCGTTGGCATTGACACTCATTCCGTTAAGGGAAGTTGCTGTGATGGCGTGAGTTGAAGTGGTTCCGCCATTAAAGTAAAAAGCCACAACCTTAGGCCCGGAGCTACCACCATACCCAACGTCCACACCTACAGAGGCCCTGAACGCAGACGCACGCGCAACACCGGAGAGAGTCATGGTCTCGGCTGTGATGGCAGTCTGTGTAAAGTCAGCAAGAAGCGTATAAGCGGCAATCTGAGACTGGTCAATAGTGAGGTTATCACCAGCCTCTCCCAGCTTACCGTTAACAACGTACTTGTTGTCCGCCTTACCGTTAGCCAGCATCACCCTGAGGTGCAGGTGGGCAAGCCCAGTGAATCCAGTGGATGAACCTGACTGCACATACAGCGGGATGCCTACTGCCACCGATGGGAGGGACGCAGTTGGGATGGAGATTGTCGTAGTATCAGTATTAGAGCTAATAATCGTCGCTGTGAACGCTGTCTTCAGGGCAGACTCTAAGGTGACACCCTGACCACTCACTCTACGTGTGGACAATACGGAACCAGCAGTAACCTGAGGGGTAATCCTGCGGCCAACCTTGTTACGACGAACGTGAACCCAAGGGCCTACAACGTCACCGTCAAAGAAGAGACCGCCGCCAAGGTTAGAGTCGAACCCAACCTGAGGCGCTGTTGGTACCACGCTGGCACATGAAGATTCCGGAACGTAGTTAGGGACACCGTTAGGGAACAGTGGTACACCACCAGTGTACGCTTCGACAGCAATCAGTGCGATAGGAGTATCTGCTGACACCTCCACCGTGATGCTTGCGTTGCGTGCGTAGGTGTAGATACCATCCCATGCCGTCAGTCTCTTGTTTGGAATCATCATCATCTTGTAGCCATTACCAAAGTCAACAACACGCTCTGCGTATGACTTGTAAAGAGCCTCGTCGGCATTAGGCCCCTCTTGTGTGGCAGCAGTGATGAACTGGATAACCTTTCTGGTATCGAAGTTCCCAGTGAAGTCCTTATACCAGATGCAGGTCATAGACTTATCTGCTGGGTTCTGCAACGGTAGGAAGGCAGTACCAGAGTTAATCTGTAAGCCAAACGCATTGAACATCTCGCGGGCATACGGACGGTCTCGCCACGATTCCCAATCGGTTCCAGTTGTCAGGTACACGTTGTTGGTTGCGTACTTAAAGTCGAACCCTTGGTTACGAAACGCACCAACATCTCGTACAGGCTTGCCAATAACATACGGAGACTGCCCTTGAGGCGTGTCGAAGTGTTTAAAGCCAGCAGGGTAAGTAGCTGAGCCATCTTCGGACATAGTCGGGAAACACCCCTCCTCAAAGATAATCTGACCGTAATCCGCAAAGTTATCCTTGTACACAGACACAAGGTCCAGAGAGAGGCCTTGAAGGCGGCTTGCTGAATCCACAAAGCCCCATGAGGAAATCATCATGAAAGCATAAGTCCACTCGGTGTACGTAGCGTCGAACTTAATGTTCTGGGTAGAACTATAGACAGAGGCAACTCCTGCGTTGAGGTCCTTAGCTGCCGCGGGACCCATGTAACCAGCGCTCATGTGGAACGCAGTACCAGTAAGTACGGCGATGAACTCTGGAATACTGCCGTCCGCGTTAGCCGGGTTTCTCCATGCGATGTTGTTGATGATTTCGGTGTTGTAGCACCCAGACCAGTCAACGCCATTGCGGAACACGCCACGACGTCCGCTTTCGAATTTACACCCGTGATACGCCACGCGGTTGCAGTTACCGAAGCGGCGAGTAACTGGCGGAACGTTAGAGGTCATAAAGTCCATAACGTAAGGGTAGTCAAGTTCGTTATCATCAAAGAGACGACCTTTCGAAGTGCGATACCAAGTCTCCTTAATCATTGCGCCCATAGCGACATGGACCCAGTTGAAGTTACGCTGGTGCACACCGTTCATGATTACGCCTTCAGGGTTCAGTAGGAGCGTACCGACGCCAGCAGAGCACTCTGAAGCCGGAGTCCGCAGGTCGTGGTCACCAATCCAGAAGCCTCCGTTGATTACCACATCCTTCAGGGAAACACTGCCCCAGAATGCTTGTTTACCAACAGCTTCCCACTTGCGTTTAATCTGGTCGTATCCGTGCACCAGACCGTGAATCCACTTACCAGTAATTGCTCTGGTGTAAGACTTACCAGCAACAACGTGCACTCGCGCGCCCCACGCGTTGATTACCATGCCCGAGTCAATCCCACCAGACTCTTTACCGATACGGTAGCGTCCCGGAGATATCGTTAGGTTGATTCGATAATCGCCAATGTATCCACTCTCACTGTTGTTAGTTGATACTGGGAGGGGCATCAGTGAGGTGATACCAGAGATTACCTGACCTAGGCACACGAAGTCGTCTGTGGTCCTGTCGGTAGCTTGTGCGTAGGTTAATCTGCGGGCACCGTTCTGTGCCGCGTTTACAGCCCCAATGGTGATATTGATACGGTAGCGGCGACCTACCTTATCATACACCGAGGCCGTTAAAATGTCGTGTGTCCCAGCCTTTTGAGCATCTACCTCGTTGGTCCACACCCAACTACCCTCGCCACCATCATCGGCAGTGTAGAACCCACGGACCCTAACCACAGGGTGTCCAGAGTCATCATTCATCAGTGCTGTTGCAGATGGTAACCAGTAACCGACAGACGTGGCCCCATCCGGCAAAATTCCAGGAATCTGAGAGTCGGAATACATTTTTGCCTGACGGAGCATCTCAATGTCCCCCTCGGCTCTCGCTTTGATTTCATCGAGGATTCTCTGGCTAAGGGCCAAGTCGTTAGTGTCCACATACAGTTTCGTTGTGGCATCTTGTGGGGACGTTGGTGCACCTAGGTCAATAATCTTAGTACCCTTAGCGTCAAACTGTCCGAGGTCGTTAAGATTGAGGCTGTAATACTGACCGTCACGTGCTTCCTCTGCGATATGTGCCGACTGTATTTGAGATACGTTAAGGTCGGCTGCACGGAGAACCGAGCCATCACTGAAGTCTACTACACGCTCTGAAGCTGAGGTGAATCTGCGAATTTCCACACGGTCGAACCCGGTAGTTTCCACAAGGAGTTTCACTCTGGTCTTAGACACGTAGCGGTACTCAGTGATATTACTCAGCAGTCTGCGGTTGTCGTCAGCTACTAGTGACACTCTGACGAACTTGCGGGAAAGGTAGTCGAACGGGATGTCGAACTCAGTGGCCCCCACTGGGTACTGAATGACTGTTTTAATGTCTTGGTTCATCATGACCTCCTTAAGTTGAATGTGAAGGGGAAACCGCTTGGGTCTCCCTATAGTGCTACCTAATTAGTTGGGTTTAGGCTGCTGTTTGATGGTTACTCCGTTAGCCTCATAGATTTTCATGATGAGCTGTTGGGTCAGCGGGTCGTTAGGCACAAGCTCCTTGGTGGAGTTCATCAGGCCAGTCATGTAGTCTCGCTCAGTCGGCTTGTTGGGTGCTGTAGCAACACCATAGGCGTTCTTGGCGGTCGCAATGACGTTCCCTACGTAACCCAGAGCTGGGACCTGAGACCCTAAGTTACCCGCAAGGTTGCTCGACTCGGCCCGACCTTTTGACGCCCCGTCTTTCTTCTGGAACTGTTCCTCCTTAGGTAAGATGGTGGAACGCAGCATGTTAGCGTCTTGGAACCCAGCGGCACCTGCCATCATCGAGACGATGGACAGCGGAGCACCAGTGTGGGAACTTCGAGTCAACGCTGCGTAGCCCAGCATGGCCGGGTTCAGAGCTTTCTTCAGGTAGTCCTTACGTTTAGACTCTTGGAGACCGTAAGCCTTCACGTGGGCCTGCATCGCAAAGTAAGTCCCGGCGATACCCAGAGACAACACGTGGGTCAACGCCATGTCGATTGCGCGGTTGTTCTTGTAGCCCTCGTAGAAGGACCGAATGAACTTGGCGTTGAGTGACTTGATGGTGAAGTTCTTGAACTGCATAGCCATCTTGACACCAGCACCGTACGCCTTGGAATCCTGCTGAGATACCTTGTGGGGCCGCAGCATGGTCTCGTCGGCAACCTTATCGGCAAGACGCCACAGGTCCATCGCTCTCGGGTCCTGACTGAAAGCCTTCTTGTCCTTGATGGTGAACTGGCCGTTGGCGTCACGAGTCGCATGGTCAACAAAGAGTTGCTTGATTCCCTTCCACTGCTCAGGACTGATAGAGGCAGCTTTGAGGAAGTTCTCCTTGCCGAACTTGGAACCCTTACCACCGAGGGCCGCACCAGCCACATCACCGAGCACACCCTGACGGGCAGTGTCCAGAATGTAGTTGGCTGTACCGTTCAGCATCTTGGTCCAAGGAGAACGAGCCGACAGCTCCTGAGTGCCGAACTTGATGGTACCAATGACTGACGCCATGGCTCCACTGGTATCGGACGCCTCACGGATTCTCTGTACGATGTCCTCACGTCCCGGACGGATTAACTGGTCGAGTTCCTTACCGAACAGCGCCCCATGAAGTTCGCGGAGTTCACTACCGGACACCGTAGAGGTTCTGGTGGAGAGGTCCCGCAACGTTGGGATACCGTGGAGCATCGCCTTAACGTTACCCTTAGCCAACATCCCAGCAATCTCTGTGAGGTTCTGCGGGCCCATGTAGAAGTTCTTAGCGAAGAACGCTAGGTCATTCAGGGAGCGCATAGCCGTCTCAAAGGCTGTATCGTTGTTACGGCGAGCACGACCAGTGAGAATCTTGACGGTGTCCTTCAGCGCTTCCACTTCACCCTTCAACTGTCCCTTACGTTCAGCCTGCTTGTCTAACGCCATGATTTCGTCCTTGAGCTGCTTCGTGGTCTTACCACTACCGCCCATTATGGAGATATCACCGTTAACTCGACGGTCGTACGCTGGGATAATCCGTGACATATCGAAGTCCCTCAGGTCATTGACGCTGAAGGTTGAACCGTCCGGTAAGGTAACCGGGATGTCGCTGTCGAACATGTTACGGGCCTCAAGGAACGAGTTATTCTCAATACCTACCAGACCAGTGATGTTATCATCAATGACACTGGACGATGAGAAGTCCTCGGTGTGGCTGATACCGTAAGCCTTGTCAATGGCGTGCTTCTGGACCACCTCAGGTGTCACTTGGTCAACCGACTTGTAGCCGTTGAGTTCCATCAGGTACTCATCGACACGCGCCTTGACCTCAGGCCGCACTCGGTAACTGGTAAGCCAGCTCTGAGCGATTGCCTGCTGGAGTCCCTCAGGTCCGCCCAGCTTCTGCACCATCAGTTCCTTAGCACCCCTGTCGTACACGTTAGGCACGTAGGTACCCTTGTGGCGACTCCCGGGGAAGATGCTCACGGCATTAGCGTTACCGAAAATACCCGGCTGTTCCATCAGTTCACGCTTGGTGTCGAAATGCTCTTTCAGCAAGTCCATCACCTCACGTTCACCTTTGGTCAAATCGGCCTGTAACTCTGGGCGCTCAATCGCCAAGGCTGCACGCTTGTAGACTTCCTGACGGATGGCTCTACGCGACATCTTCTGCTCTCCTACGGAGAACTCTGGGTCCTTCATGGCACGGTCAACAGCGTCATACAGCTGGTTATACATCCGCTGGTCAGTCGCATGGAGACGCTCATGGATGTCCGAAGCTGTCGCACCGAACTTACCACTAGACCCTGATTGCATCCCTGTGGGGGAGCGTACGAGGTCCTGAGCGATTGCACGAACACCAGCATCCTTGGACCCTAAGGTCTTCAGGCCAATCTCAGTGAATCCACCGAGTTTGATACCGGGAGCTGCACGCTCTGGGTCAATCTCTGCGAAGTCTCGTTGAGTCCTCGGGTTAAGCGGGTTGGTATCACTCAAGATGGAACCATTGGCCAGAACCACTGCGCCCTCTTCGGTCGGATGGTCGGCAAACGGAACACCCCTATGGTCCTGCTCGAACGAGAAGTTCTCTGGAGGTAGTGTCGAGGTATCGTGGCCACCAGTGTTGATGGCTGTCTCTCGTGCTTCCATACGGAGTGCTGGACCAGCGAACTCATTCACAGACTCGACTCCACGAGCCTTACGGATACCAGCCGCCACAGCATCACTGAGGGCTGACATACCAGCACCGAACAGTAACCCACCAAGTGCTGCATCAGCGTAGTGAGCTTCACCACCAGCTACTGACGTACGGATTCCCTCAGAGGCAACACTGAGTGCTCCAGCCTGTGCACCTACTCGCAGGGCCTTATTGACCACCTTGAGTCCCTTCCCGGCCACACCGACAAGAGGCACATAACTGAGCGGGTCTACACCAGCGCCAACGATACCAGCAGCGAGTTTTGCCCCAGTACCAGCCTCAGCGGCCCGTTGGTCAGCCGCAAAGTTATCCTTGGCCAGCTTAATGAGGGCGTCCCAGTTCTCACCGTCACCACCTGTCACCACACCGTAGTAACTGGGAGGTAACCCGGAGTCCCGCAGCTTCTGCAAGTCTTCCTTGGAGGGAACGTAAGAGTTCCAGCGCGTAGGGGTCATCGTGTCCTTGAACACATCGTAGCCATCATCCGCACGGGCAGCACGGAAGGCTACACCTAATGTGGAGTTCTTAAGCTGAGCATCGGCGGCATCACCGAATCCAAAGAAGGTTGACCGAGCGTTGTACTCATCAAGAGTCGTTCCGGTCTTCTCCCAGAAGTCCTTGGCGTACGGTACGTTGGGTGCAGGTTGCGCCACACCCTCTACGTCGAACCCATGGGACTCCGGCAGCGCAGTACCTACCTTACCAGTCTTAGCAATGCCCTTGAAGGCATCCTCTGCGGGAATCCCTTTACCCTTTGGGGTGATACCACCGAACGCTTCAAGAGCGCCTGAGTGTGGACTCTGGGCCACGTCAATCAGCTTCCGCATATAGTTACGACCTTCCTCGGAGATAGACCCGAAGTCTCCCTTGTCGTATGCCTGAAGCTGCGGAGCACCTGCTGGGCCTTCCCCTTGGTTGTACGCTAGGGCAGCTTTCAGCTCATCCCCGTTGTACTTCTTAACGAGGCTGCTGAGTAACTTAGCCCCAGCATCAATGGCTAACTCTGGATTATATCGCCCATCATCATCACCATCGGTCACGTTAAGGCCCATGCTCTGGGCCGTCGCTTTGGTGAACTGCATGATTCCCTTCGGGCCAGTCTTAGAGACGGCCTTAGGGTTGAAGGATGATTCGTTGAAGGACAGTTTACGCAGTAGGTCATAACTAACACCGTGCGCATCTGCTGCCTTCTGGAACATACCGTCGTAGTCACTAGGTTTGGACTTGTCGTAGCTCATGTTGTCTCCTTATTGTTTACTCATCGCCACCTCCATAAATGAACTTAGGAGTGGCCCTACGTTTCGCACGGACACGCTCACCTGCTGCCTTACGAGCCTGAGTGGCTGCGGAGATAGGTGCACGCTTGGTTGCTTCCTTAAGTGCCTTCTCTTCGGCTTCCTTGGCCAGACGCTGCTGCTGTTCCTGATAGGTTCGAGTCAGTAGCTCCTTGTCGTAGCGGATGCGGACGGTCCCAGTGGTGTCCATCATGTAGATAGAGTCACCCTGCTGGTACATCGTCAGCTGCTTGTTGGTAACCCAAGGGTTAGCCGCGATGATTCCCTTACGGGCTTCTTCTAGAATGTCTCGGCCCTGCTCCCAGCTCTTAGGGTCATCACTGACCTGTAGGGCGTTCTTAGGGATAATGCCAATGGTATCACCGTCCATGTCATCACCTTTGAAGGTCACAGTGGATTCCTTAAGAAACTTGTCAACCTGCTGCATGGCACCATCACTGTTACCTGTGCGGTACTTGAAGCTGTCGTAAATCTTACGGGCCATACCATCCAGACTTGCTGGGATACGGGACAGCTCTGGGGACTCTGAGTTGTTCTTCAGGGACGCCCACGCCTTATCGTCCTCGTACTGCATCTCTTTGGTGAGACTGCGGCGGGAACGGTCAGCGTCAATGAGAATCTGCGGGTCGATGCCCTGCTTGTCCATCATATCCATCGTCAGGAACAAGTCAGCCTTGTCCGGGTACAGTGCAGCGAAGAGGTCAGGGTCGGTGTTACGCATGGTGCGCAGTTTGTTCAACGCTGTGGTGTCCTCCGGTAACTTACCGTTAATCACAGCGGCAGACCACTCAGACCCAGCGTCGGTTACCATCTGGCCCACTACGGTACGGAAGGCTCCGCCCTCTGAGTCTGCCCTGAGGTAGCTCAGTTTCATGCGGTCCTTCTGTTGCTCCGTGAGCTGCATCTGGTCAATCTCAGCCAGCTTACCGTTAGCGTAGTTCACCATGTCACTGTGAGTGAACTCTCCGGTGTTCTCGTTGGTCGGCATGTCCTTGTAGCTGGTGGACACATGCTGGCCATTGATACGCTTGGTGAACTGCTGGTCGATGACCTGATTCTTGTTGATGGTCTTCTGGCGCTTGTCCATCTCTTTTGCTGCTGCTTGGGCCTCCTGACGGAAACGGGCTTGCATCTGTTCCTCAGCTTGAATCAGGCGCTCACGCTCGGGTGTCATCTGTTCACCGGGTTGCAGGCGGTCCAGTTCTGCCTTGGCACCCTGAAGCATCTCCCAGCCCTTGCTGGTGTCGTCTTGGTTCAACGCGCTGGTAATCCCAAGGCGGAAACCTTCGGACAACTTAGCGTCATTGTCGAACTGGGTTGACTGGGCCTTGACCATCAGGGCGTTCCACTGCTCCTCTCCCATAAGTTCCTTATAGGTCGTGGTCTTCCCGTTAAGGGTGACCTGACGGTCCTCAAGGCTCTGCAAGAAGTTGGTAGCACCCGGACGCTGGATGACGTCGTTAAGGGACCCGATGATGACCTGCTGCGCCTGAGCGTCGCTAGGGATACTTCCGGTCTTAAGCGCGTTGTCGATGTAGCGCTGGAAGAACTCACCGGACTCTGGACGGGCCAGAACGGTAGGGTCTTTAAGCACACCTGACAGCTCCACCTTCGAGGCCAGTATGGCACCCTTCTGGGCTTGGTCGCTAAGGAACGTATCGTGCTTACCGTACAGTGAGATGTTACGCTCAGTGATGTTCGCGTTGAACCCTCTCTGGAACTCAGCGTCCTCAGGGTTAACCATGAACTGCTCAGCAAACTCGTTGGCACCTTCGGTCAACCGCTTGTGTCTGTACTCTTCCATCTCGGTACGAGTGCGGAACTCACCGTTCTGAACCTTCTGTGCCACTTCGTCGTCTATGAGGAACGCAGCGTTACGGCCAGTCTTGAACCGCAGGGCCTCCATAGCGTACGGGTCGTCCTGATACAGCAGGGTCCCGTTCTTGATTGCCTCTCGGCGCTGCTCTGGGGTCAACTTACGGATAATCTCATCGGACCGCTCGTCAGCCTTGTCTCGCTGGCGCTTGTCGTATGCGTCCGCTGCTTCTCCTACTGCTGTCCCAAACTTCGCCAAGGACTGCACTAAGTTGGACTGTCTGGCACCTTCCTGTTGGATGGTCACCGGGCGGTACTGCATGGACGCTGAGCCACCTCGGATGCGGGTAGACCCGGCCTGCGGTAGTTGGCCCAACGCTTGTTCTAATTTACTAGCCATTACTTACCTCCTACCTTAGTACCTTTGGCCTGACTGATTGGGGCCTTGGTGGACTTGCTGTCGAACGCACCGGAAGCGTATGCGGATGCTGCCTGTGAACCCATCAGTGCCAGCGGGTCGAGTACCTGCTCCAGCTTGGACTTACCTTTACCTTCAGCCTTCTGCATGGATTTGACTTGGTCCATAGTGGACTCAGAGTTACCCAGCTGCTGGGCGAACAGTGACGCATAATCTCGGCGGTAGTTATCGGTCACGGCGTTAGCCTCGCGGATGAACTTACCTTCCTCTATGCGGCCAATGCGGTCCATGCTGGCCCCCTCAAGGTTCCCCTCTCCGATTGCTGCACGGATTGTACCCATAGCTTGAACCTTATCGAGATTCTTAGCTGTCAAGTCCGCACTGGCTTCTTCCAGCTTCTGCTTCTGCTCAAGGCTGGCGTTAGCGTTCTGAATGTTTGACTCTTTAATCATCTGGGCCGACTGGCGGCGCATCTGGTCATTCTGTAGACCCGTGGCTTGTGCAGCATTACGGGAGCTACTCACAGACTGTACCGCCATCATGGCGATTGGAATAGCTGCTACCCAGCACATAATTACCTCCTTATGGTGAACAGTTGGAACTTCCCACCCTGAGTGTACTCCTCATGGAATACAGCACCGATGGACTTAAGGAACCGCTTGTGCGGACCATTACCGACCCACACGAAGTTCCACAGGGATGGATAAACATTTAATAACATGTCCCTGTACTCCATGATTCTCTCACGGAACTCCAGCTTATCAGCCCTGTCGAGTCTCCACACTTGGTCACTCGTGACGAACCAGCACTGGTCTCCGCAATGTCCACCTATAGCCAAAGGAAAACCATCGTGGTCTAACGTGACACACTCAGTAACCGCTGGGAACGAGGGTTCTATACCCATGGCCTGCGCCTCAAGTACGTCATGGTAGGCCGGGATGAATAACTCGAAGTCATTACTTACAGTGTTTCTTATGTACATGCTTTAAGTCCCCTCTTAGTGTGGTCTCCCTATAGTGCTACCTAATTGAGCAACACCACAGGGAGACGTTCATTTAGACACCGCTGGCGCGGTTGGTATAGTTCCCCTCCCAGCCACACCCAATGATTGACACTGGGGAAGCATTGAAGGAACTCAAGGACACCTTCTGGTACAAGGCGTTACCCGTCACAGGGAAGCGGTATTGACCAGTAGTTGTGGCCTTCTGCCCAAGACGGAGCCCAGTAGAGCCTACCCGAGCGTTGACCAGATAGTTGAACTCACGGTTGCCGTTATCGACGCTCACAGTGAACGCACCAGTGTCCTGATAGTTCACCCAAGCTCTACGCAGCTGTAGACGACCAGAGTCCATAGTCGACGTTGTGCCGTCGTTCTGCTCCTGCTTGATGAGGAACCGACTGAACACATACCGGAAGTCGTACAGGAACCCGATTACAATGTCCTTACCTGAGATGTCACCGCTAATGCGAATGTCCGGGGTTAAATCCCAAGAGGAACCCGTAGGCTCGTACTCAGTGATTTTACCGTCACTCTCGCAGATTGCCACGGTACCCTTAGAGAACGACGCACCGTAGATGTCCTTGACGTTCACTACCGTCTGGTTCATCTCAATGTCATACGCAGTCTCTGAGATGTGGTACGACCGCTTGGCGTCCACGTGGAATCTATAAGGCTCGAACGGGAAGTCCGTCGAGTCCTTCTTAAAGTCCACCTCAGCTATCCACACGTTGTAGGCATTGCGCATCAGTAGGTACATCGTTGAGTTGATACAGTTTGCTGCCATCACTTCCACACCATCCCCGAAGTCCCAGTTGGACCACGACTGCTGCCGAATGTTCTCATCCATGTAGAGGAACTTGTAGATGAATACCTTACTCGGAGCACCCTTGGTCAGTACACACGCGAAGTTCTCCGTACCAGACCCGTTGATGCTGTACACACCATTCGGTACATAGTTTGGAACGTGGGCTGTCATGTCCTCTGCGTTCTTCACGGAGCTTACATCCTGTACCGCGTAGTAGCGCATGATGGACGTAAAGGAGCTGCGAGGAGACGCATAGTAGATATTCCTACCGATACCATAAGGACGCGCGCGGTCTGACACATCGAACTGAGTGGTCAGGTCCAGTTGTGCTGTCTTAGCGGATAACACACCGTTTGCCGACAGAACGAACTGCGCCTCATCAGACCATAGCAGCAGCTCCTCTGCGAAGCTCACAGCGTACTTAAGGACCGACACACGGTTATGACTCACAGCAACATCCAGTGGGTCATCGTCCGTGTAGTTGGCTACTGACGGCGGGTAGAACTCGAAGTATTTACTGGTACGGGACATCATAATGTTCTCCCCGGAGATGAACCCTAATCGGTTCCTGAAGAAGAACACGTCGGTTATCGTTGAGTTCACAAAGGATGGTTGAGGGTTGGTATCGTCATCACCAGCGCGTCGGTCCTTCCATTCATGATACCCGAGGTCAAAGTTACCATCGGCTGCGCGAACCAGTGTCCAAGGCATAGTGGTGTAATCCAGTCCTATCGAGATGTTCCATCCAACAGCTTCCTTCCAGACCTTCTGACTCTTGTCATACTTAACGTAATACTGGTCGGCGGTCTTGGATGTGTCCCCGACAATCTTCACCATGTACCCATCTGGTGCGTTCAGAGGTAACTTAGAGAAGCTCTGGACGTAGTGAGTAACCGGATTGATTAACTGGTCAGCGTATCCATCCTTAGTCTCCAGTATGTCAATGGTGGTACCTGCTGGAGCGATGCAGTGGATGAACCCTGTTCCGACATTGAACGTCCACGTAGGGTGCGCTGCTCTGAGAAGAGTCGCTAGGGCCTCAGCGATGGCCTGTGCGTCCACCTTCGGCGGGTCATCCTTAGCGTTGTCGCCCGGAGGGAGCTGGTGGCTTACCCACACGCCGTTAATGTTCACTTCGAGCTTTCGCCCGTACTGACCACCGCGAACGTTAATGAGGGCATCCACGTTATCTCTGAAGGTACCACCGTTGGTCAAGTTCTGACTTTCTCGGACCTGTCTGGTACGGTTCACAATGAACGTGTAGTCAGCCACTGTAACCATCCGCAAGTTATCCTTAGGATTGTTGACGGTCACATAAGAGCGGTCGCCACGGACCTGATACTCATAGCCGGATAGGTCGAATACCCGAACGTCATTCCCTGTGAACACAGCGTAATACTGCTCGTATTCATCGCGGTTGATTAGGTGGATGTATGGGTCTTCCCCAAGATACCCACGGCCTCCTAAGGACTTGATGAACACCATAGGTGGCCGCTTCTGGAGACCCTCAGTCTCGGAGGACCAACCGTTGACCTGAAGTGTACCCTGCTCAGGATACCGTAAGATTTCAGGCTGCTGGCTAATGCCTCCCTTGAGGTTCTTGATTGATTGTGATACGAGACTCATGATGCTCCTCCCAAATAATCAATTAGACGTTTAATCCTCGCTGGGTCGTCTTCAAGAAACCCTAGGGATTTGTTACAGGCGTGACAAAGAAGTCCTCGGACCTTCCCGGTTGTGTGGCAGTGGTCTACGCAAAGGTGCTTAAACCGACCACTTGGACCCTTATGGCAAATCCTACAGACACCGCCCTGCTCCTCAAGCATCCGGCCAAACTCCTCTGAAGTGATTCCGTAGGTGTTCTTGAGTATCCACTCCCGGTGACTTGCCCTACACTGGGCGCTGGCAGGTTTCCCACGCTTACCTGACTTTCTACAGTCCTTGCACTGTGATTGTCCGCTTGGGCGTCCAGAGGACTTACCATACTCTGATAAGGGCTTCCACTCGGAGCACTTAGAGCACTCCTTCTCCCCGTTGACAATCGGCTTTCGTTTATTGGCCATTTGGCCCTCCTTATGCGGTTGATGATTAACGTCCGATGATTCCACCAACAAAGCTATCGCCATCAATCATATTGTATTGCCCGAAGTCCATCTCGTACTCGTTGCAGGCCATACGGGCTTCCATCTCTTCCTGTGCCAGAGAGTTCTCTACGTCCTCCGCTCCGAAGAACCGAGAGTTGAACTGGCGGCTGGCCTTGGTGACAATCCACTGGCGGAAACACTCAGGCATCTCGTCGTAATCCTGAAGGGTAATCAGGGTCACGGTGATTGGTCCTGAGAAGGTGTCTGTCCCTGTGGACTTATCGTACACCCAGCCACCACGGTTAACGTACTGGCCACCAAGGATGGACAGGTAGGCAGGGCGGAATGGGATAAGCCCAGTGCTGACATCAGGTGTCAACGTGGCTGACTGATTGATGTTGAAGGCCCAACCTTTGGACTGAATCTGGCGGTTAATCCTATTGAGGATACGGCGAGCGTTCGCTACATCTGCACTACCATCCTCATCAAGGGTTGTAACCGGGGATTCACCGATGGCTGCGAGCATCTCGTTGACGGCATCCAGCTCAGCGGCAGACCCAAAGTAAGCATCTTGCATGTTCATAGTGTAAGCTCCTAACGAAAAAAAAAACCCCTCAGAGACCGTGAGTGGTCCCCAAGGGGTTTGGCTTAGTTTTAATTAGTCACGACCAGCTTAAAGGACTTCCTTTCGGAACCGTCAAAGCTGACAGTCACCAGAGTTTCGCCCACAGCGATTCCTTTGAAGTACAGCGTGTTGGTCCGTCGAGTGTGGCTGGCAATCCCGGAAGTACCATAAGTTACCTCAAGTGTTGACCAGTCCGTTACTCCCTCCAGCCCATCAAGTGGCACCTTAAGTGAATCACCAGCAATGGCCACGGTCTGTACCTCATACTCAGACGGAGTTACCGTCCGAGCACTAAAGGTATTTACGCTTGGGCCGCTGTGAAAACCAGCGCACCAGCAGATTCTGGACGCAGACCGCCGTGACCCATCGCGTACTTAGCGATAATCTGGTCAGCCTGATACTCAGCGCGGCGAGCACGTTCCAGAGCGAGGTCTTTCAGCTTGACGGTACCAACAGCGGAACGGTGCTGGAACAGGCCCACAACGTTCTCCTTGTTGACTTTACCGCCAGTTGCCGGGAAGGCGTGCTTCTGGTTGGTCGCTTCTGCGCCTTCGTCTGGGCGGTCATCACCAGCACCACCAGAGGTCAGGTGCGGAACCTCGACGACTTCGAAGCCCATCACGTTACGGATAGAACCACGCTCAGGGTCGATCAGAGCCGCATAGTTCGCAGCGTTAGGCATCAGAGCAGCCAGAATCGCAGAGTACACGTCTGGAGTGGTGTAGAACGTGCGGTCGTTAGCCGGGACGTAGTTCTTTGTCAGAGCCGCACGAGCAATGGTCAGCTGTGCGATAACCGCTTGGCCCAGTTTGACCGGGTCAGTCAGGTCAGCCTTAGCGCCAACTTCCAGCAGGGACGGTTTGCCCAGACCAGCGATGTTCTCGTTGACGGAATCAGCGAGGTTAACCAGACCAGCCAGCTCGGCCAGTACAGCACCATCAGCTGCCATCGCCAGAGATTCACCAATCTGAGAGGTGTACTCGGAGCGCACATCATAGTGGTTCATCGCGTCTTCGATATCGTAAATCAGCACGTCCGCAGTCAGCAGGCCATCAATGTTAATGGTCTTCTCGGTGTGCTTGATGTCTTTACGCTTATCGTCCAGAGACTCGCCCGGTTGCAGGTAAGCAGCCTTGGTGCGACCAATCACAGGGAACTGTGCGGACTTACCGGAGCTGATTTGACGCTGCATGTGGCGGTTAGAGGTCACAGAGGTACGAGCGAATGCGGTCAGGACTTCACCGCCGAATACTTTCAGGAATAGCGCCAGCTTGTCTGCTGCGGATTGACCTTTACCTTGGTTAGTACCGAGCTGCTGTCCACCTTGCATGTTAGCCATGTTGAATCTCCTTATGTTGTTTATACGAAATGTTTGAGGTACTACTTGAAACGAGGTGATACTCATTGTGTAACTCGAAGGGAGAAGTCCCAACCTTACAGTGGCGCTGGGGTCTCCCTATAGTGCTACCTAATTAAAACTTAGAGTCGATAACCTTCTGTTCCACTTCACGACGGTACTTGGAGTCGGTGCGGTAACGTGGGTCTGACATAGCTTTAATCATCTCAGCCTGAGACTCGAAGCCTTCAGCTTTACGGGCCACAGGTTTCGCTGGGGTAGCACGCTTGGCAATAGAGCGTTCAGCTTTCTTACCAAAGGTTTTATCACGAGACTGTCCCGCTAGGTTCAGAATCGTCTTCATGGTGGCTACGTCACGGGACTCAAAAGCCTTGATGAGAGCCTCAGCACCCTCAGGGTTATTGGTCTTCATGTGACCGTAGACCTGTTGGAAGCGCTCGCGGCCACCCACGAAGTCCATCACTTTCTCTACGTACTGGTTGACCAGAGCTTCCTGACCACGAATGTACGCATCAACGAACGCCTTACTGTAACCAGCCTCGGCCAACTCTCGGTAAGACTCCTCGGACAGACTGTCTTCGTTCTGGTACTCCTGCTGAATACGGGTCACAGCATCCTGTGAGAGACCGCGTTCGGTTGCAGTGGCGACCATGTCGTTAAAGCCAGCTTCGTGTTCTTCCAGCTGTTGAGACGCCTCGTTGATATCAGCCGGAGTTTCACCGATAGGTTTGAACTCTTCGTCTTCACCCTCTGTGGTTACTTCCTCCGACTGACTCTCTTCGTCGTCCTGCTGTTCTTCACTGTCATGCTCATCGCCTTCAGTATCATCCGAACCGTCAGCCGAGATGCGTACCTGCATACGACCTTCGTCTTGCTCACCGAACGGGTCCACACCGGAACCATACGGGTCATCACTGTTTGTGTTCAGCTCGATTGCATCATCGCCATCACGGGCAGCAACATCAAGAGCCAACATGTTTTCTTGGTGCTCCTCCGGTGTACTACCAGTCAGTACAGCACTGTTGACACCGAAGGATGCATATACGTCTGCGTTAGATTCGCCAGCCATTTCAATCTCCTTAAAGTTAAGACTAAGAGGGAAACCAATCGGTCTCCCTATAGTGCTACCTAATTACATGCCCGGTTGCATACCGACTGAATCAGCCGCTGCGGCCATCGCTTCAGGACTTGCAGTAGCCTGAGCGGCCATCCCTTGACCCAACGCAGCGGCCCCTTGCTGTGTAGCAATCTGAGCACCTTGCTGTGCCATAAGGGCGTTCTTCTCTTCCTGAGTGAGCAGCATACCAGCTGTGTCGAGTCCGATAGCGTTAGCAATTCGCAACTTGAGGTTAGCCAAGTTGAGGTCGTCATCACCTTCGAGGGCCTTAAGGGCAGACCATGCGTTAATGCACCGCTCCAGCTTGTCAAGGTCCTGACCACGTCCGATAGCCTCAAGGCCAGTGCTGATAGTTGGCTCGACGGCCTCTTTAGGTAACTCCGGTATCTGCTGCGTGGCTTGTAGTTGCTTCAAGAGCACTCTTACCAGGGGCAGCTGGAGTTCCTGTGAGAGAATCGAGTAGACACCGCCAAGGGTATCTTCCAGCTCTGACGCCACGTACCGAATCTCTTCGGCTGTGACTCGCTCGCCTGTACGTTGTACCGCACTGTTGAGCATAAAGGCATACGAGAGGCGAGCCTCAATGGTGTCGCTTACGTTCTTCGCTACGGTAAAGTCACCGGACTTCTCCAGTTGGAGGAACTCGATGTCCTGCTTACGGCCCGGTACGAACGCACCAGACTGTGCTGCCGTGAGTCGGCGGACCTGAGTGATACCTGCTGGGTCTACCAGACCGATAACCTTGGCGGTAATCATGGCCATCTTCACGATAGACTCTTGGAGGTTCTCTAGGGACTTGAGGTCTCCCAGATACTCTTCCACGTAGGAACGCCCGTAGGATTCACCGTCGATGCGGACCATACGGACCGGAATGTATGGACACTCTTCGAGAGGGTACTCAGCTTCGCTGCCCGGTACTACCTCTTCGGCAACCTCTTCGTACTTCGAGTAACCATCCCCGGCTTCGTTCAGATACACGTGGGTGTAGATGTCAATCTCAGCGTCTTCCTTCTGCTCACCTTGGGCTGCTTCCACTTGGCTGCGGACATCCTCAGGGAGAGCGTTAAACGCAATCTTGTCTAGGGTGACAATCTGGAGTACGTTACCGAAAGCGTCTCGCTGTACCACATACGAGTTCAGTCGATAGAGCTTCATCGGGGTATAACCCTCAGGCTCCGGTAAGTACAGCAGCGCGTTACCAGCCACACACAGTTGCTTCAAGCACTCAAAGAGAGTCACTCGGTAACTGTTGGACTCGATGTAGTTCATGATGATACGCTCTACCATTGAGAGTCCCTCATCGACCTTAGCGAGACCCTCAGCGTCACCAAGAAGGTTCTTCGCTTCGTATTCACTAATGGTCAACTTCATCCATGACTGCATCGGGAACAGTGCCAGCATCAGCTTGGACGCTAGGTTGTTCAGACCGCGAGCACCCACTGATTGCCACGGAGTCGTGTAATCGGTTGATGCGTTATCGGAATCCTTAGGGAACAGCGAGGGAATCGTGTACTGCGCACAGGACTCTGCTCGTGTCTCGTAAGGCTGTCTGTCGTTCTTCAGACGGTCATATACCGCCTTGGCTCCCTCCTCTGCGAAGCCTTCGAGTTTAACTTCTGACACGGGTCACCTCCTTACAGGTTAATCCCACCGCCTGAGCTGCGGGAAACTGAGAGGGACTTCTTACCGGAGGCACGAGTTTTCTTCTTACCGGACTCAGTGTCTGCCGAAGACTCAACGTCCTCCACGACCTCTTTCGGTGCTTCCTGAGGTGCGGCCACAGGTGTCTCAGCTGCGGTCTGCACGTTAGGTGCATCTGCTGCCAGACCAACGGCCTTGAGTGGTGCCTTGACTACCTTGGAGATAGCCTTCTTGATTTTCTTGAACAGTCCCATGTTAGCCTCCTAAAGCTGACTTACGGATTTTACTGACGGACCCTGTAGGCTCGGTCGTCTTGGCCACCTTGAGTGACTTACGCCCTGACACCTCAGGAGTGGTGCTGTTTGAATCCTCTTCACCACCATACTGGATACCCTTAGGTTCCTCCGTCAGTGGCGCTGGCTCAGGGACAGTCGTTGTGTCAACCTTAGGTGCTTTCATCTTAGGTGAGAAACACATAATCAATCTCCTTCTTTGAGTGCACGCTGACGGCCCTCCATCTCATCAAGGACACGCGAAGCCATGTGGTGGCCGTACAGTACCCCGGAGATGAACTCCTCGCTATGGCCAGCCTCACGCAGCTTACGGACCTCTGACTGATACAGGAAGTCAGCATTGTAGCGAGACTGTAGGTACTCCTTGACAGCTCGCGGTACGTCAGGAAGGTCATTAGGATTGTTAAGGATGTGCTCTATAGGTTTTAACATTTGAGTCTCCTCTTTAAGTAATCTTTAAGTAATAATCATAATGGGCACTTCCCTATAGTGCTACCTAATTAGTGCCCATGAGTTTATCACTCTGCTTTGTGCTCGACTATCTGCTTGATAATCAAGGCCAACATCCAGAGACCACGAGCGCTTAAGCCCATGGTCAGGACGATGAGAATCAGCTGCCCGGTTGCCATAGAGTAATCTCCCCAGTCTCGATGTTGTACTCATCAGAACGGAGGATGCGAGCCATCTGGCCCTGCTTGATTACTTCCGCTTCGGTCATCCCTGCTTTGGCACCAATGGACTTAATGCAGTCCCAGAGAGTCTCTCCCGGCTCAGGAGCGCGTTTCACCCACTTGGTTACCTCTTGGCCCTTGTTCTTACCGGACTTCAGCACGGACGTTACAGGCTCCACAATGAAGGGTTCCTTGAGGAAGTCCTCAGCGGTATCGCCCCATCCGGGAATCCCACCGTAACCATCGGTGAAGTCACCCTTGATAGTCTGGAAGAGATGCCAGTAGTCTGCTGTCTCCTGAGTCTGCACGAGGATATTACCAGTCGTACACCACAGGAAGTCACAATCCGGGATGGTCTTAAAGTCCTTGTCACAGGAGACCAGCACGGCCTTCTCGTAGTTGTACACGAGAGGGTTAGACCCAATGATACCCATCACGTCATCGCCTTCAAGCTGAGGCTCAAGGACGCACGTGTAGGTCTCGAAGACGTACTCAAGGAACTCGAAGTAACCGACAGGCTTCTTAGTGACAGCTCGGTTCTCTTTGTACGTTGGGTCCACCAGCAGCTTACGCCAGTTGACGCGGTCGGTGAACGCTAGGACAACGTCAGCATTCTTCCACGCCTTCTTGCGGCCCTTGTAGGACTCGATGGAGTTTTCCAGAATCTCTCGGGCCTTAGCGTGGTCACAGCAACGGTGCCAAATCTCCTCCTCCCATGAGGCATCGAACTCAGCGGCACTCATGGCTTGGAATACCAGCCAGTCACCATCCATCACAAGGACGCCTTTGGCAATCTTCTGGGTTGCCCGGTAGTCACTGAAGGATAACAATGTGTGCTTACTCATCGTCTTCCTCCTCATCATCCTCATCCAGAAGACCTGCTTCCTGCAACGACTCTGAGTACCACTCCCAATTATCTACACCGCCCGCCTCAAGAGCGCTCAGGATTTCGTCCCGACTCTCTAAATACTTAAGGCGGACTGCACTAGTGGTAACTTTACTCATTCTTTAACTCCTTGAATTTAAAACCCATCTTCGGGTCGTGAAGGTCCTTGTGGGTTACGAGGGACTGCCGCAGCATATAGCCATCCTTATAAAACCAGACGATGCCACCAGCGGTTTCCCAGTGTGATTTAGGTTCCAACGGGTGCACAAACACCATTCGCTTTCTCACAGGCAACCTCCTTTGGCAACAACCACTACCCGGTTGAACGGACGCCACAGTTTTGACCACGAAGATTCTCCGACCAGTACCTGCTTCTCGGTCATCTTAGTGACGACGGTTTTGTACAGAGTAGATGAGCCACCCCGACCTCCAGTGTCAGCATAGACAACGGTGTCCCCAATCTCTATGGTGTTTCCTAAGAAGTCTTTCATAAGCAACCTCCATGGGTCTTAAGGAATTTCACTCCGGCACTGGTAATTTCCCAAGCGCCACCATTGCGACCACTCATGGTCAGACACGAAATGTGACCACGGCTCGCAGCCTCAGCGACTAACGCAGCGTTGTTCCGTACGTAGTTCGACTGGAAGGACTTAGGGCAGCCCTTGAGGGCCGCCAGAACTTTGAGGTACTCACTCACTTGGTCACCCTCACGATAGCCGGAGAGAAGCGCATACGTTTCTTCTCGTTAAACGAAAGGTCGTCATGTGCCTCTTTGACCATTGAGCGCAGACCGTGTCGGATACAATATGCAGCCGCTGCGTCAGGGCCACCACTGAGCGCTGCCTCAAGGAAGCCCAGTTTGAAGTTGTCCACCTTCTCGCCATTGGCAACCATCCGTGCAACACGCAGAACGGTCTCGCCGAGGTTCTTCTCGGACTCACTATCGATAACGCTGGTCACCTCGAAAGTAACCTTGAAACGCTTGGTAATAGCCATGATAAATCTCCTGTATTATTAGTGACATACGGCCCAGTTCGGACCCATCTTACCTTCTGTATCCAGACGGCAACGGAACTTAAAGTGTTCCCCAACGTTGCGCATAGCTTGTTGCGCAGTGTCAATCACCTGCTGTGCAATCTCTGGGGTCCGGCACGCTACTTGGATTTCATCGTGGACCCACGCCATGTATGCAAAGTCCCCATCCCAGCCGTGCTTTAATCCCGCTTTGAGAAGCAACTCTTCAGTCTCGACAATCCACAGCTTACAAATGAGCGCACCCGCTGACTGAAGCAGCGTGTTGAGCGCGGCATGTGGTGACCGAACGTGTACCTTTCTTCCATCCAGTCCCTTAATCCAGCGTCGTTTCCACTTGACTTTCTGCTCTCCTGCGACCCATCGGGATGACTCGACGAGGGTCTGCTGGATTCCTTCACGCAACGCTGCGATTGCTGGGGTGTTCTCAAGGAATTTCTTCTTGAGTTCCTTTCCGCGCTCTTTACCTGCTCCCACAATCTGTCCAATCTTTTCGTCTCCAGCACCATAGAGGAAACCGTAGATGAATGTCTTGGCGTTATCACGTGTAGGCAACTCAGCAGCCTGTTGGTTTACTGTATGGATGTCCCCGTTAAGAATAACATCTGCATAAGCTCCCCCGTCGTACTTGGACATGAAGTGGGCGAGACACCGCAGCTCCAGACCACTGGCGTCGATGCCAGCTTGTACCCAAGGTAAACCAGTGATACCGTCAAGGTGATGCTCAGCACCAAAAGCAGCGCGGCAAGGCTCACCATAAGGACTTCTAACGCCCGGCACCTGCCCGAGGTTCGGGAAGCTGTGCGTCGCTCGGCCAGTAACGGCACCATTAGGATTGACTGAACCATGAATCTTTCCATCCTCTTGAACGTAACGTAGCCACGCTTTGTCGCCCTCAGCCGCCTGACCGATACGCTTCTGTATCATCAAGTATTCTTTGATGAGGTCGATACAGCGCTGCTTCTCAGGGTCATCCACACGCACATGCTCAAGGACCTCGTCGTCTACCTTAGGTGCACCCTTATCAGTGAACTCTGTAGGTACCCATCCGGCTTCCTTCAACTTGAGCGCAATGTGGTCTCGGCTACTTGGGTTGAACACAACATGCTCTACTGGTGTGTACGGAGCGCCCTCTACGTAATCCCGCGTGTCCAGCTCACAAGGTTCACGACCCTCTCGTTGAGCTTTGTTCTTGGGTTTCTTGTAGATACCACCCTGTTTCGGATACTTCACTCGCGGGTATTTACCCAGAGGCTTCCCGGTGCGCGGGTGGAGGAATAACTCAGTGCCGCCTTTAGGTTGATACCAAGTACCGAAAGTGTCGGTGAGTGTCTGAAGGAGTTCAGAACGACGACCAGCGAGTTCAACGTAGAGTTCCTCGATGGCCTTGGTGTTGAACGGGAATCCGTTGCGCTCCTGCTTAGCGAGTAACCAAGCGGCTCGGTGTTCCAGCCAGACGGCCTCACACGAGTTGTCCCAGAACGACACGGCATCGTGTGCCCACCAGTTGATATCACCATCCGGGAAGTAGTGCTTGTCGCTCAGCAGTTTCTCTAAGAGCACCTTAGTCACCACAACGTCCTGAACGTTATAATCCATCATCGGCTCGTTGAAGCTAATCCACTCAGCACCGTCCACATAGTCCTCTCCCTGTTCCTCAAGGAGCTTCTTGAAGTCATCCTTGTACTCACCCTTCATCTCGCCCAAGCGGTAACCCCACGCCTCCAGAGCGTGAGACCCGAAGCGCTTACCGGGTAACTTACCGGAACGCAGCAGGGCCATGTCGGTGTCCTTAATGTTCGCAAACAGCAAACGACTAAGAACCAATGTGTCCACTACGTTCTCACGCGGCAGGTGGAACTCTCGGTTTAACTGGAGCTTGGCCAGCTTGGTTAACACTGGGGAATCGTACTTGGTTATATTGTGCCCAACAATAAGTCCACCACGGGCCACCTCAGCCTCCATAGCGTCAAGATATGCTTCGAAGTCCCAAGGCCTGTACGACGTGTACTCCCCAGTTGCGTAATCATAAAGAACTCCGCAGTGGAACTGAGTGACATCCTCTAGCAAGTTGTTCGCTTCAATGTCCATTACCAGCATTGTGCACCTCCAGATATTCTATGGCTGCCCTAAGGCGCTCTACACTATCAAAGAACTTGCCGAGACCTATGTTACAGTGCCAGCACAGTAGTCCTCTGACCTTTAAAGACTCGTGGCAGTGGTCTATACATGCTACCTCATGACGATTCTCAGAATGAACCGCGATGATGTCTCCGCATATCTTACACTTCCCTCCTTGGGCTTCCCACATGGACTCATACTGCTCCACAGTGATGCCATATTTCTTTATCTGGGACTTACGGGAACGCCACCTGTGCTCGGCTCTACGCTCCGAATCCTGCTTGTGGTATCTTCCATTATTGTCCTTCCTCACACACTCTCTGCACCAAGTCCTCAAGCCGTCCTTCATGCGGGATGCCTTGCCGAACTCAGAGAGCGGCTTGCCGTTGCCACACTTCGAACAAACTTTCATAACCTGCCTCCAATATGTTGTGTATGATAATCATAAAGGCCACTACATATAGTAATGACCTTGAGTTTATCACTTAGCTGCTGACGCTTCGGCCAGTCGGGTTGCCGTTGAGCCTACCTCTTTACTCAGGATAGCCTCACGGACCTTGTCCTCACCAACAGCTACAGTAGCGGCTACGGCTACGGATGCCAGCAGTCGAGCTGCCTGTGTATCGTCGAGGGTCACACGCTGAGTGTGCGCACGGTTATTGCTCTTGGCCTTCCAGCGGTAGACCAGAGTGACCTTGTCGTTGCGGACGTTGATGTGAACCTTGCGGCCCCACTGGTCAACAGTGTCTGACAGCTGAATGGTATTGCCGGGGAATTTAGCTTTGGTAGTCATTAGAAGAACTCCTTAAGTTTCTGAGCTTTAGCGGCAACCTTAGCTGCCTCTGCGGTTGCGTCCAGAGACGCTTGACGTGCCTTGTCGGCGGCTTTAGCCAGCTTAGCGGCAGCCTCTGCTCCCACCTTGGACGCTTTGTCCAGTGCCTTGGCTTCACGGATGTACAGCGCGATGACCAGACGGCCTAAAGTTTCGATAAGTTTAAACATGATGAATCTCCTTTAAGTGGTTTCGGGATGTGTTCCCAATAGTGTGGGTTAATTAGAACGATAGGCACCGTGGGCGTATGCGCTCTCTATATCAAAGTCATACTGAGTGAACGACCCATAGTCATCAATAGTCCTCTTCGTGGCCTTCCCAGCCAGTATCTCCCTCTCCTTCTCCGCCAGTGTAGCTAGACGGTTCAAGGAGTCCGGTCCTTTCGTTGTACTCCATGTATCCCGCAATACCAACGCCAATACCATTAAAGCGACACTTGAGAATACGAAGGAGGACAAGATTAGGCATATCCCCTTGCTGATTTCGCTCAAGGGCGATGATAGTATCAGAGAGTTGGCGCAGAGACCCAGACCCACGCAGGTCAGTAATGGAAACAGCACGTCCTTCTTCATGAGCTTTACCTTTCTCCGGGTTCTTCAGGTGGCAAATTACAATGAGTACCACTCCGGTTGACTTAGCGAACCCTTTCAGCTTAGTCATGAGTCGGTCAATCATCTTGCGCTCATCAGATTCCTCCGAGGCAGACACTACGATTGAGATGTGGTCCAGAATGATTACGTCACAGTTTAACCCTGTGCGCATGTAGTGCAGCTTGGCCAGCAGGCGGTCCACCTCAGCCTCCGCAAAGGAATCGTATAGATGGAACTGGTCGGTACCATACAGCTCATCGAACCATTTATCATACGTCCCGTCTTCTATCAGCTTCTGCTTGAACTCACGAGGTTGCTGCCGTAAGCGGATGCCGTTGGCAATCCCTAAGACATCTTCCATGGTCTCCTCTACGGACTCCTCAAGCATCGCCATGCCTACCCGCAGTCCTTGCCCTCTGGCGAACCCTAGGGCCTGCTGGCGAACGAACGTAGACTTGCCCATTCCTGACCCAGAAGTGACCATGATGACTTCGCCACCACGTGCACCCAAGGTTCGGTCATTCAGTCCCGGACATCCCGAGAAAAGGTATCCCACGCTCTGTTCGCTGGTCATGGCCTCACGTACACGGTCCTTCATGGACATCGCACCGATGACACCATCTGGTACCCAAGGTGCTGCGTTCCATATCTGGTCGAGTACTTCCTTGCCCTTACCTTTGAGTAAACACTCGTTGGCGTCCTTCTCGGTCAGCACGGCCACGTGGACCTTACCGGGAGGGAGAACCTGAGCGGCTTCCTCAACAGCTGCACGACCGGGGTCGTCCATGTCGAACATCAGGATAATCTGGTCGAAGCTATCAAAATACTCGTAGTTTGCACTGCAAGTTTTCTTAGCGGCTGACGCACCGTGACCCAATGACACCACAGGCCATTTACAATCCTGAAGTTGCATCACGGTTAACATGTCGATTTCACCCTCGGTGATGACAATCTTCTTGCCACCATTCCATAGGTGCTTACCGAACAGTGCATCCCCTTTGTGAGACCCTCTGGTAGAGAAGTTCTTCTCCTTGTCCCGCAGCTTCTGAGAGACGATGGAGCCATTCTGGTCACGATAGTCGGCCACCTGATAGGCAGTCCCTCGGACCTTGGCGACCCAGTAGCCAGCCTTCTGGCATGTCGACTTTGAGATACCACGAGCCGTCAGGTCAGTGTACCGACCGTCACTCTCGCCGAATACCAATAAGCCTGAACCTTGTGTATTCATCCCGTAATTCCCTCCTTTGGGTCTTCTCGATGATAACTTTTCGGTACGTTCCTCTGAGCCGGGAACTCGGTGCTGACACACGAAGCAAAACTCATGAGAATCAGAATACACCGAGTTACCATCAGAAGAACCACAGTTTTCGCACGGAGCGTGGAACAGGAAGATACTCTCCTGACCATCTTCTTGACTATCTCCGTAACTCATATCGATGTACCATTAATGCAAGACGCGACAAACGAGACCACGAAGGATAGCGCCCACAAGCCTAACAGCCCGTACGCTAGGAATGGGATTGGGTCGAAGTGCTCTTTGAACTTGTTCATAAAGTAATCTCCTCAAGCGACAACAGGGAAACGCGATTGTCTCCCTGTAGTGCTACCTAATGTTTACCCACGGTCAGAAGTGACCAATTCGTTCTTCTCCCACCAGCGCTTCAGGTCGAAGCTCGGGCAAGCCTTCGGTGCTACATCGTGGTGTGCCATCAACACTGCACCGGAGTATTGCACCTTCAGTTCTACCAGCAGTGAGCGCAGAGACTGCATCTGGGCTGGCGTGAAGTTTGCTTCAGGGTTACCCTTAGCGTCGATGCCTCCAACCAGACACACACCGACCGAAGTCGAGTTGTAGCCCTTGACGTGTGAACCTACAGCATCTTGGTCTCGACCTGCCTCTACAGTACCGTCGCGACGGATTATGAAGTGGTATCCTACGTCCAACCATCCCTGCTCTTTGTGCCACTGACGAATCTCACGGACACCTACGTCCATGGTTGCCTTAGTGGCAGAACAGTGCACGAAAATCTGAGAGGTCTCCTGTCGCTTAGTGAATTGAACCTTGGCCATACTTACTTTGCTCCTTTCTTCTGCTTGAACTTGCCGAACGGTACATCACGCTTCGGCTCCTTCAGCCAGTCTACGGGAATCAATTTGTCGGCAAACAAGATGTTATGCTTCTCGCACCACTCAGCGTAACTGGTGGGCGACCCTTTGTAAATCTTAGTGCGACTCGAAGAGAATACTAACCGGATGTCTAACTCCGGGTATTGCTCACGAATCAATAGGTGCTTCTTGCGGTCCTCGGCTTCCCAGAGACCCTTAGTCTCCACGAAGATACCGTTGGGCAACAAGAAGTCTGGAGTGTAAAGGTGGTCACTCGCAGGAATAACGTAAGGGATGCGCCACAATTCGTAGTCGAACGTGACGCCCTTTGATTCTAACTGCTTGGACACCTTGTCCTCAAGGCCAGACCGGAAGGCACCCACCTTCCGAATCCCTTTGGCTCCGTAGCCAGCCATTAGAAGTCATCGTCTTCTTCAGCTTCGCCTTCGTCAGCTTCCTCGCCAGACCAGTCTTTCGGGTCTACCTCGCCAGACCAGTCTTTCGGGTCTTCCTGAGGTTTACGGCTGCGAGGTTCGCCAGCTTCGTAACCGCCTTCGACAGCTTCGTCAGCCCAGTCGTCTTCGCCACCACCAAAGGTAGCCAGTTCGACCAGCATCACGCCTTCCAGCTGCAACTTAACGGAAGCGCCAGCTACCGCAGACCAGCCGTATGGTACCAACGAGAAGCGAATCTTCACTTTGGAGCCGCCACCGATAATCGGAACGTCTTGGATGCGCTTGCCCTTGGCGTCAACTACACCCAGAACAATCTTCTTGGTCTCACCAGTCTTCTTGTCCTCGTACGAACCGTAGCACTTGAAGTTGAACGTGGTGGTACCGTCACCGTTGTCGAAGAACGGCATGTCGCCTTCGTACGGCTTCAGAGGTTTCTTACCCTTCTGAACCTTCGGCGGGTTCGCTTCGTGAGCTTCCAGACGTGCCGCGTAGTTTTCCTCATGGGTCTTAACGATGAGGTCTACCAGCTCCTGACAGTCTTCGTTCTTGAACGTTACGGAACCCTTGTAGGTACCGCGTGGGTTCTCAAAACCCTCACCGCCAAAGTCCGGCTTGTTGAAGTAAGCGTACGGCTCACAGGTACCAATTTTGGTGGTGTAAATCTTCTTCTTAGCGAATGCCATGATGAATCTCCTTTAAGTTTAAACAGTAAGAGGGACAGCCTGTGTCCCTATAGTGCTACCTAATGACTATCTGGGCGTACCCGAGTCACTTGGCCTAACTCTTCGTACTCCGCCTCGGCAACTTCGAGGGCCTCCTCAAGAGACCCAGCGTGTACCGGGAGTTCGTACGATGCGTTAGCTGTCTCGACCGTTACGACGAACTTTTGCATCTTCTCGCTCCTTCCACATGTTATACAGGGTGATGTACGCAGGGTCGAGCGTCTTCTCGTACATCTTTCTTGCCCATTCACTAGGCGTCATAACACAGACCTTTGTGCTTGGTATACAGCTCAAGATAGAAAGCTGCCTTCGCCATGTCTTTCTCTAAGGTAGCCAGCTCGGACTTCTTCCCGGCCCGAAGGCGGTACTTGAGGATGTTCCCGAGGCAATACCCTTTGAACATCTCTTGGGTCATGCTGCGAGCAATCACCTCGATAGCCTCCACGCCTTCAAACAGTTGGTAGTGACTCGGCTGCTTGACGCCGTCGTCATCTGCACTGGTAGTGACTGGTTCTACACTTGTGCGACTCTTCAGCTCACTGCGAACATCACCCAGAGTAACCCTAGATGTCTTACTTTGGAATGGACACTCACGGCAGCGAACTCCACGGCAGTGTCCCTGAGTGTTCGAATCATTGCACTGTCGGTTCCCGTGGGGAAGGTTCTTGTTCTGGCGTACCAGTGAATCTAAGACCTCTGTGCGCGTGTTGGTTAGTACGATTGGTTTACTCATTTACCACCTCCTTAATACGCTCCCACAGCACCCGCAAGCGGGGCCACTTAGTCACAACTACGGGTACGAAAGGTCTGGACTTTTCAGCCGCTGCTTCGTAGAGACCGCGTGTCACTAAAATGTGAACGTTAGGTGATAACTCAAAGGTGTCCCCGATACGAGGCAACTTACCGTGACGCTCAGAGGCTGCCACAGTGCTGCGGTCATCCCGGCGAACCGAGAAGATACCGTTGGATTTATTGAAGTGTAAGCGCATGGTTTATGCTCCTTTAGGTGGCTCGTCGTTCATCGACCACACGATAGCTGCGAGGATGAACACTACGATTAAAATCAGATTGATGGACATGTTGTTGTCTCCTATAGTGCTACCTAATTAATAACTGCGTCTCGTACAGCTATGGCTTCCGCAATGGTTCCATAGGTTCCATACGATTGTAGCTGAAACGACTCCCGAGGGAGCCGCTTTGCTATACTTATATTTTCTCGCTTGGGTTGTCCTCAGTTCCCCTGAAGCAGGTGAATGAGGGATGCCGCAATGAACCATCTTTCGTCTCCTCCATATAGCCAATCTGGCAAGACCAGCCATTATAGTATTCCTCGCCGTGTTCCTTAACGTTGGTAGTAAATTCATCCATCAGTGCGCGAGAGATGTTGTTGGCGTCTACTAAACGACCTGTCTCAAGAAGCACAGAGAACCCGATGACTTTGCCCTCGTTTGCAAGACCGGGAGTGCCCCAATTGACTCCCTGAATGATTCCATCGGCTTCATCGTTCGGCTTGCACTTGAACCAGCCGGATTTCTTGCCGCGCTTGTAGATACCCTGAGGGTCCTTAACCACCAGACCTTCGTGACCTTCTTCTCGTTTCTGTCGGTACAGCGAATCGAGTTCGTCCATGTCGTAAACTTCATGGGACTCTGAGAGACACCACTCGACTTCAGGGAAGTGGTCTTGCAGGACTGGTAAGGCTACCTTGACGTGCTCAAGGCGGAGGAGGGTCATCACGTTGTAGTCGTCACCGGACTCGATAATGTCAATCGGGATGATATCGTAAAGTACAACACGTAGATGTTCGGTAGATAGTCTAAACTCAGTACGAACGCGTTTAGCAACACCAACCTTGCGGGGCTTCAGCATGTCTGGTGTTACTGGGACATTGTGGTACTCCATGTTATATTTCTTCAACCACTTAGTGCGCAGTAGGCCAGACCCGGTGTTGAAGTCTACGCCTTTAACCATGAGTTCGCCATCAAGCATAAAGCCGTCCGGGAAAATCCAGCGGTCATCTTTCAGTAACTTCTGCCAGCGCTGGTCGAAACCGTTGAGGTGCTCAAGTGCCGGAATGGTCTTGGAGACCCGGCTGAGCCACGCTGCGTTGGCCGTGTTGTCTACGCAAATGTTCCCGCGCACACCATCGTGCTTAGTGTCTGCGATGAGGTAACCGGAAGTCTCCAGTGCCTTCTCGATAGCAGAGCGAACGAACGATACGGCCTTAAATGGATTAGTCTTAATGTTCATCATGATGATGTCTCCGAAGTGTAGTGTTCATTTAGTGTGCAATAAGCAATCATAAAGGTCATCGGATTCCGGTGGCCTTGAGTCTGCCTATAGTGCTACCTAATCATTTCCAACTTGAGTAGTCAGCTGTGAGTTTTGCCAGCCAGTCTGACGCTGAGTCAATCGACCAGCGACTAAAGGACTTCTCCACGAGGACCTCATCGTAATCTGGTCTGGGTTCGTACACAGAGAACAGCACTGTGCGATTGAAGTGGCGGTACGTCATGATTACACGGAGTCCCGTCTCGTCCAGCAGTCTACGCTCAGTGGCACCCAATCGTGACCACTGCGAAGTGCTTCCATCGAACAGCCATTTAGTTTGCTCAGCCATTTGTTACGCTCCTACGAAGTATTTCTCTTGGTTAACAACGCTGTCACCCTTGGCGTTACGGAAAGAACCTTTCACACCGCCACCACGCTTTGTCTTGTTCAGCTTGCGGCCCTTAGGGATGTAACCCTCGGTCTGCTGACGTTCACGGCTGCGTTCGAAGTTGATTGTGTTCTGATACATAGTGTTGCTCCTGTGTATTGGTGTTAGGGACATTCATAAAGGCCACCAGACGATGACCTTGAGTATGTTCCTATAGTGCTACCTAATCATGCCTTGCCGTGGCGGAACTCGATGCGGCCTACTACTTCGTTCTTATAGTAGACGAACTGCTTACGCTCGCCGTTGGTGCACAGCTGGTCTATCAGATAGCGGTCTTCCAGCTCGGTCCAGCGGAGGGACTTGACGTGCAGACCGCAAGGCCCTAGTCCTAACTTAAAGAGAGTCTTTACTGGCTGTCCGTCAGGTAATAATGCGGTGAACTTAATGTGAATCAGGTCGGAGACCATCAGCAGCTCGTTTTGTGCTTCCTTCAGCTGCTTGCGCAGGAACTTCATGCGGTCCCGCTGGTGCGCTCGGAGTTCATTCACGTCTCGCACCTTCTGTTTCTCGCCCTCAAGTTCGCCCTCTAAGTAACGAACCTGTCTGCTGAGTGAGTCCGCCTTGTCTGCCAGTCGCAGGACCTTGCAGGACTCGCTGTTGAACGCGGAGTTGGCCTCTCGGACCGTGCGCTGCAATCGCTCCTCACTGCGTAGTGAGTCACGTATGGCGCTAATGAAGAGTGCTGTGACGATGATTAACAAGATGGTTACAACGATTGAGTAAGTCATAGCGTGCCTCTTTAAGTATTCTTTAAGTTAAGACTTTAAGTAATGGAACCCTCTGTCATTCGAAGGTTCCCTATAGTGCTACCTAATTGCTGGAGGCCTTAGGCGAACGCGAAGTCAGACTCTAAGATATCGCGCAGATTAAGGTCGCCTTTGGCTGGTACCTCAGGCATCTTGTCGAGCTGAGACTCGTGCAACTGGTCAGCGAACTGGTCATAAAAGTCAGCGATTACATCGTTGTCCTCGTAGGTCTTGACCATCGTCTCACGGACTGCCTTGAACAGGTTGCCAGCGTCTGCCGGAATGGTGCCGAAGGAGTCGTGAATGAGCGCGAAGGAGTCAATCCCGTAGACCTCGTTAGCGTGCACTACGGTCATGCGCAGGTGACTACCATCCTGTGAGTGCACAAAGTTAGGCGCGATGCCCGACTCTTGCTTGTGCGCGTCAATCTCTTTGGTGTCCCCTTTGTTGTACGTCATGAACACGTTGGCCTGACCTAAGAACGTTAGCTTCAGGCGCGCTTGGTCGCGCTTGTGGTATTCCTGCCACACCGGGAAGCCGTCTGGTGTTACCCAGTGGATTGCGCAGCGCTTACGGAGCACCTCTTTGGTCTTCTTGTCTTTGACTTCAGCGGCCAGTAGCTTAGCGGCAGACTTCAGCCAGTTCATCGCTTCGACAGCGGCCACCACGGTCACGGTCACAGCGTCCCAAATCAGCTTAGCCATGTAGCCAGCCGCTTGGTTCGGGTGGGTGAACATCAAGCCCTCACCGTTGTCAATAGCAGGTTGAATGGTGTCCTCAAGAACTTGCTGGCGGAAGCCGAACTCTTTGGAACCATACGCCAACGTCATGACTGAACGCTTAGTTACCTTACGGGTCACACCATATTGCAACCACTGAGCAGCCAGCACGGACTCACCCAGAGTCACCTTCTCGCGGAACTCGCCAGTCTCCTTGTCGGCAATCTGCTCGACCACCGTCTGAGACCCGTTGACAGCGTGCTGGTGGAGCACCTCGTTGACCTTGTCGGCAACAATCTTGTAGATATCCTGCACGGTATCAGATGGCAGCAGGTTTACCGCACGACCACCAATAGAATCGCGGAGCATAGCGCTGAAGTGCTGAATCCCAGAGCAAGACCCGTCGAACGCCAGCGACAACGAGCAGTTGTAATTCAGGCCGTGGTGCTTAACGCCTGCGTACTCAAAGCAGAACGCTAAGAAACAGAATGGTGAATCTTGCTTAGTCCACCAAGTGTTATTCAGCGGGTCGGCTGCGCTCGCCAGAATGTTACCCTCGTTCTCTTCGATGAACTTGATGCGCTCAGGGAAGGGAACCTTGTCAACGCCTGCACAGTTTGCACCGTGAATCTTCAGCCAGTAGAACCCATCGAGACCGATTGGCTTACCTTTGGCCAGCGTCAGCATACCCTTGGTCATGTCGTTACCTTGTGGGTTGAACATGCTCACAGCGTACACACGCCCGCGCCAGTCCATGTTGTATGGGAACCAGATGGCCTTGTGGTTAGCGAACTTGTTGGCCTGTGCAACCATGAACTCCATGGATAAACGGCGAGACTGGCGAGCCTTGTCCTTACGGTACACCGCTGCTGCCTCCTTGCGCCATGCCTTGCGTGCCACCTCGTTGGTGTCGATATCGTCCGGGCGTGGTGGTAACTCTTCGCGTTCAATCGCTGGGACGTCACCTACCGGGCAGTGCTTCCAGTTGATAATCTCGTTGACTACCGCCAGCACCTTCTTGTTCACCTTCCACGGCGTGTTTTGCGCGAGGTTGACCGCTTTGTATACCTCAGGCATGTGCACGTCTTCATAGCGGCGCAGTGCTTTCTTGGAGTGGGTACGCACCAGTACCAGCGGGCGACGACCGACTGACCAGTAGCCACCGCCTACGGTCCCAACCCAAGGTTTCGGAGGGACTACGCACGGTTGGTACATCGGGCTAATACCTGCGAGTGCGCCCGCTCGTTTACTCAGGAGTTCCACAAAGGCCGGAGCCAGCTGGACCATCTGCATACTGGTCACGTCATCGGAGCCATCGGCCATCTTGTTCTTGGTCATTTCCACCAGACCAGTCCCCTCGATAAGTAGCTCCAGCAGCTTGGTCCCTACGTGCATCTGCTCGTCAGTTTTCCAGCTCGCCCAGTTGTCGCCGCCTAGCATCCCTTTGGATATCATGTCAGACTCGACAACTTGCATGAAAGCCTTCTTGTACACGTGGCCTACTCGCTTGTCCAGCTGGCCCGCTACGTTCTTCTTGAAGTATGTGGCTTCCTGCTCACGGATACGACCGAAGCGGGCCTCATCCTCAAGGGCCTTGCCTAACTGCGAGGACACTTGCTGTATGGTGGCCTTAGAGGCATCTGTGAGTGTCCCTAAGACGACCTTAATGGTCAGCAGTGCGATAGCCTCACTGGATACCCCACGCTTCTCGTTGAGCACCTCAGTGCCCATGCTAATGGCTAACTCTGAGGCCACGCCGTGCTTAATCGGATAATATGCGCGAGGCTTCTTGCCGCGAGCGCTTGCTTGCTCCTCCTTCCAGTCGTTAATACGCTTGGTTAACTGCGGGTGCAGCGTTAAGACCAGCGGCTTAGCGGCCACGTTGTCAGCGAACTCACCAGCTTTAACCTGACGTTCCAGCATCTTCAGGAAACGCTGCTCGCCCAGCTCGTACGCTTCATGTTCGAGCGCTAACTGCTCACGTGCCAGTTTGTCCCCGTAGTGCTCGCTGAGGATGTTGTACGGAATAGCGGCCAGTTCAATCTCGGAGAAGTCGTTACGTGCAATGTTTAATGCGTTCATTGTGTGCCTCTTGCATGAATAAAGTTTATCTATCGGTGCCTCTTGCGTGAGAGACACCTAAGATACACCTAGTTAACCCATAAGTCTACCCTGAAGGTAGTTGTCGATTGGCAACGGCTTGCCCATTTGTATCGCTAGGCCGGATACCACTTGCCACGCCAGAATGCGCTCCTCGACTTTCGCAAAGTCAACCTTTAGGACCCCGGCGTCAATCCGCTCGCGCTCCTTCATGTGGCGTGCTCGGACCTTGGCGCGTTGTCTGCGTGCCTTGTTGATGTGCTTGCGGTCTCTCTGAAAGGTCCCCAGAGGATTACGCTTAGCCTTGTTGCGCTTACAGCGTTCAATCATCTTATTGCGCACTATCTGCTCAACCTCTGCGAGCAGTTCCTCAGGTTCCAGTGAGAAAGGCTCACGGTCCCGGTCCGCTGAGAATGACACCGGGTCGGTAATCACTGGCTTGCCGTCTTTGGTGAACATGATGTTGCCGCTGTGCATGTCAAAGGATGCAATCCCGTGGAAGAACTTGTTAATCATTTGGCACGTCTCGACGAAGGGTAATTCCTTCTCTGCACCGTCAACATCGCCCAGCTCTGCACCAGAGTTCTCCACAAAGTAGTTAGCAAGGTCTGCGTAATGCTCGTGCGTCTCGTTCTCCCGGCGCTGGCACGGTTCCAGTTCATCCAGCACCACCGTATAGCAGCCAGCGTGACGCGCTACGTGATAGACGTTAGGAATCCCTACACGGCCTTGGTGCATCCGGCAGAAAGCCACGTAGGCGGCCCCTGAGTCCTCTTTCTTAAAGCCAACCTTAATGACCCTACCCGGTAGCAGCTTATGCTTAAACGCTGCGCTGAAGTGACCATTGCCCAGCAGGTTAAACCCAGCGTCTTTGGCCTTAATCTTCAGGGTTTTCCAATAGTCCTGACGTTCCAGACCCCAATCGCTGTCCGTATCGTCACCGTCGGACGTCTCATAGTTCACAATGTCCGCCATGAGTGCTACCAGCAGCGGCTGGCGCTCGTCGAGTTCACAGATTGGCAGGTTGCGGATGACGTCTAAGCGTGCTTGTATATCGGTGTAGTTCATTTGGTTGTTTCCTTATGTGTGTTGTTAATCAGTGAATTTAATGTTGGTCCCGATGCGCTTCCACGTCTTGCGTGTCTCAGCGCCCGGATAGTAAGGCAGTATGCTACGGTCATCTACGTAGCGGAATATGTCATCCTTGATGATGTGAACAATGATGCGACCATGTCCGTCCTTATAAACCATAGTGTTAATGCGTTGCGACATAGAATATCCCCACCTTGTTCGCCTTAAAGCGACCATTTGGTAGCCGTACAGTAAAGCGAGGCAAGAAGCCCCACTTCAGGTAACTGAATGATGCTTTGTGTACCTTAAGACCCTTGCGAAAGTCCCGCACAAAGTACAGGACAATCAGGGCGTACACAAAGAGTACAAAGAGTGTTAACACGGGTTAGTAGCCTCCGGTCAGCGTGATAGTTAAACTGCTTGCGTCCGCTTTAAACGTTAGGCCCCGCATTACGAGACCCGCAACGCAATCCAGTAGTGAATCGAGGTTAGGACATTCGATTATCATTGTACATTACCTTCCGTGTGCGATAAATTTGTGCCAGCTGGGCCATATAGTAGCCGTGCCATGCGTTCATGTCTTCAGGTGACTGGTTGACATACATCAGGGCCACCTTCATGGCCTTGCGAGTGAGCTTGAGGTCCTGCTGCGTGATTCCGAAGTATTTCATCAGCCATTCCACCCTGCACAAGTTGATTGGTGTATTACACACGATAGGTAATCCTCTTGTGCTAGTACCTCATTGGCCCAGTGTGTCACCTGTTTACCGTAGCGGACGATGAAAGTGCTACCCATCGCACCATGTGGATACTCACGTAATGTTACCGTGCATTGTCCTGCTATTTTGGATGTTGCCAGTAACTTACTCATGCAATCACCTCCCAGTATTGCCCGTCGATGATTGAATAGCATTCACCCTTTGGTGCATCCACTTGTTGCAGCGTACCACCTAAAGACGCCTCTTTCAAGCGTGGGTAGACCATCGGATACTCGCCTACGTCCTCAATAGACCATAGTGATGCTGTGTGGGTCTGCGAGTTTACCACCAGTACAGCGTCTTGATGGTAGGTCTTGCACGCTAACCATGACAGCTCAGCCGCTTGTTTGATGGTACATTCCACCTTAAGCGTGCGCTCTTGCGTTGCCTCAGGCATACCAGCCTCCTTAAAGCATCCTTGTACGTTCTCATCACGAATGTTGCCATACGCCCCCGGATAGGTCTTAATGGTGCGAATGAGGCCCTTAAGTACCTTCTCGTTAACTTCGAGCGACTCATAGCCACGGTAAGCGGTAACGAATACAAATACCTTGTTGGCTGGTTCTTTCGTGTGAATCATGGTGTATATCCTTCTCAGGTTTAGTGGTTATCAGCGTGGCTACTCTCAGGGTGACAGGACGTACCTTGCCAGAGACCTGAATGCAACCACTAGTTAAACACTAAGTGATGAGTGATGTACATGTCAGCTAATCCATATTGTTAAAGAGCGTTGTTACTGGTGATGCATATTACTTGATGTTCATCGTTGAGTCAACCACTTTCGTATGTCCGGTTGATGACTACTTGAGACCCTTCAGCATCCAGCTAGTAACTCGAAGTATGCTAGTGGTTGGTAGCGTTGTGTCTCTCAACTGGTAGCCATTAGACCATAGCTGTTACCTAATGTCAATACTCTAAGTTAAACTTTATGTAGACCTATAGTGATAGTGGTCTTATTGGTAATGGTCTCTAAGTAAGACTTTAAGTGTCTCCCTATAGTGATACCTAATTGTTTAGTGTATTGACACTGACCACTGAATAGCCTTATAGTAATGACTCACCGATACCCTTTGTCCCGCTCTCAGTGTCTCAGGGACTGCTAAACGAGATACTTACCGCTATCACTAATAGCACCTACTCTCTTAATGTGACCTACTAACAGTCACTGCTAAACGTTAGTCACACGGTGAACCTTGTGAGCAGTCGGCTCACCTTAGGTATAGTGTCGATGTATGTCCTCAGGTCGTTACCTCAGGTTGGCTCCTCAGGTGTGACTTAAAGAGGGCCAACAGATAGGGACACAGAGGCATCAACATATAGTATCCCAATGTCCCACTCACCACAACATATAGTATCCCAAGGTTTCCCATCAGTCCCACCTAAGGTTAAACCGAAGGTTTAGGGTGGCCTATGGTTACTT